CTGAAGTTATTGACTTGATGTCCCCTGGTCCCTTGAGAGATGAACTAAGGGGCACGTATGATCCATCACAAGAATCTTATGAAGATTATCTAAGACGACAATCCATACCACAAGAAGAAAGACCACTAACAGGTCAAACACCTACACAACAATTATTTGGAATTAATAGACAAGAAGTTAATAGCGGTGGTTTAATAGCAAGACAAGCATATAACACGGGAACAATACCACTTTTAACAGCAGGTAGAAAAGCAATTGAAAATTTTTTAAAAGTTTCTAATTTAGAAAAATTTTTTAAACCAGCTGGTAGCACGAAAACCACTATATCTTCTGTTGAACAAACGGCAGTTGGAAATTTGGCTAATCAATATGTAAATAAATTTCATGGTGGTAATTGGAAAACAGCTAATGATGCTCTTGGATATAACCCAAGTGATGGAAAAAATAATGCTCTTATTCAAAAATTAAAAAGAACATTCGGTATAAAAAATTTAGATTCTGGGTTTGATAAAGCTGTTACTTTTACAAAAAAACAATTAGCTCAACCCCTAGATCCTAAAATAGATAAATTAGGTAAAAAAGAATTAAAAGAATATATTTTAAAAAACGTTTCAACTAAAAATTATAACGATATTAATTTTTATAAAGCCATTGATAAATACAACACTAATTATTTTGATAGTAACTTAGTCGCAACTAGTAAAGATTTAGGTTTAGCTAGAGAGACAATACAAAATTCTTTAGCATGGAGAAGAGGGTATAAATTTGATACTCTTGGAAATGTAGCAGAAGAATATGTTCCAGCAAAAGATGCTTTATCTTTTGGTGATACTACTACAAAAGTTTTTTCAAATAAAAATTACTTAAAAGATAAAATTAAAGATCAATCTGGTTTTATGTCAACAAAAGATATTGCTAAAATTTTTAACATAGGTAAACCTGGAAAATCTTTGAAATCTCAAAAAGAACAAATAGATTATTTAACTAGCGCCTTAAATAAATTAAAAGTTAAATCTTATTCAGTAACAGGTTCTGAAGGCAAGGCAGGAATTAAAAAATATGACATACAAGACGCTGCTAAAAAAATAGGTGAGAGATATTTTCAAAATAAAAAAATAATTGGATTGAACCAAACACAGCCAAAAAGATTCCAAAATATAAACCGTCTAGACAAACAATTAGATACATATTTTTCAAAGATACGAGCAAGATTACGAAGTGTTAAACAAGGAGAAAATTTTCCAACTCAACAACTTTTAGGTCAAGATGATGTAGGCCATCCTATGTCAATAAATATAACAGGCAAATATCCAAATTTATTTAAAAATTCAGATATTAACAAAATAAATACTTTAACTTTTCAAGATCCTATTGTTAACCAACAAGTATTACAAAAAACTGGATATGAAAGTTCACATGACCGTATTTTTAAAGAACTAAATGAATTTGTTAATAAAAAACTTACATACAAAGATATTAAAAAAATAAAAGATTTAAAAACAGAAATGAATAATTTACATGATAAAGCAGTGTCTGACGTAAAAAAAGCAGCAAGCAAAGAAGGTTTAATTATTAATAATAAACAAAAAGGAGAAACTTATTCAATAAGTAATCCTTATTTTAAAGGCCAAGAAAAAAATATTCCAAGGCTAGATATTAAAATACCTAACGTTGGGGAAACTTTTACTTCATCTAACATGTATACAAACCTAAATAAAGTTAATCCAGCAAATAGAGTTGGATATATTCAAGATGTAAATCCAAACGCTAGAAAATTATCCGATCTAACCGCTGAACAAAAACTACAATACGAAGCAAACATAGCTGATCAATATTCTAATCAATTAGAAAAAATTTATAAAAAAATGAAATTTCCTGAAGAACAGATAGAGGATTTAAAAGATGCTTTTGTTATTGGTTCTAAAGAACAAGGAACCGCAACAATGGTGCCCCAAAATTATAACACGGGTGGAAGTGTCCAAAGAAAAATGTACGGAGAAGGAGCTTCCGCATTATTAAACTATTTAAAAGCTGGGGTAGGAAACACTTTAAAAGCAGTTGGAGTACCTTTTACTCCTCTAGGAAGAGTTACAAGAATGGATCGCGCTTTGCTTGAAAAAATTGGGTTAGAAGATGATAGACCTCTTTCTGAAATATATGATCCAAAAACAACTTCAGGCAGAGTGGCTTTAGAATTCGAAGCAGCTTTATCAGGAGGCTATAAACCTTTATCTGAATTCATAACTTCTGTTATAAAAAAACAAGGTCCAAAAAAAGCAGTTCAATTGCTATTAAACCTTGGATTACCTCTTGAAACAATATCGGCTGTTGCTGGACCAGTTGGGCAAGCTGCTTTGTTAACTGAGTTAGGAGTTAAGACAGCCAAGACCATTGCCGAAGATTCTCAAAACATTTTAAGTATTTATGATGATGAAGACCGACAACAGGCACAAGAAAATTTAATTAAAGATATAAAAGGAATGGCTGATGGTGGAAGAATTGGTTATGCAGAAGCAGGTCTAGTAGATAAACTAGGTAGAGGTGCGGAGGCATTTGATCCAAGAAACTTACCTTACTACGGACAGAAAACATTAAAAGGTTTAGGTGAAGGTGTTGAGATGGCGGTTAAGTTCCCTGTTGCCGCAGGCTCGGCTATTGGAACCATGATACAGGAAGGACCAAGCAAAGAAATATATCAAGAGTTCATGAATGCTATGGAACCTACCGCTACAGAATATTTATCTAGAAAAACAGGTCTAACTAAAATGATTGAAGACAATGAAAAACGATTAATGAAAGAAAGACCAGGAGCAGTGACAGCTGGTAATGTTTTAGAATTTGGTTCAACGTTTGTACCACCAGCAACAGGTTATATTAAGTTGATTGAAGATACAGGAAGCAATCTTTATAAAGTTTTAAGAAATAGTGCGTTTGGTAAACCAACAGATGAAAAAATTGTTCAACAAGTTGCAGATGAACTTTCTAATTTAGGAATTGCTAGAAGAGACTTCTTAAAGATAACAGGTGGAGCAAGTATTTATGGTCTTGCTAAATATTTAGGTTTACCTACAGCAGTTAAGATAGCAGAAAAAGTAAAACCTATAAGAATATTAGGTAAGTCATCTAGTAGAATGCCAGAATGGCTTCCAAGTTTTGCATCTAAAATTTTAGATGATACTGATTCTGTTTTTAAACAAATTGATGAAGATCTGGTTGAGATAACTAATAAAAACTTACCTGATGTATCTATAGGCAAATATTCAAATGGAAGATGGGAAATATCAGGGTACAATGAATATGGAAAACCTTATATAATTGATTATGAACCACCTTCTATTTTAGAAGATGGTACAAAATATGCAGGAGACTTTTCTGTTTTTGACAACGTACCTTCTAGAGTGGGACCAGATGATGTAGAATTTGATTCAGAACTTGTAGAGAGCATTGATGACGTATTAGGTGGAACATCTAAACTTGAGGAATGGACAACAGGAGCTAAGAAAAAAGATTTAACCCCAGGTGAGAAGAGAGTTATTGAGGCAGAAGGTAGAGCAGAAGCAGAATATGATGCTTGGAAAGAATCTGAAGATTTTGTAGATGAATAAGCTAACAAAAACAGTGCCTCCTAAATCAGGGCCCATGGCTCAAGGCTTGAATATTAACTATAATAATGATACATCTGACAAATTGGAGAAAATAAATGGCAGACATAGACAAGTCTCTACCAAACGTAGAGCAAACAATAAACGTTCCAGCACCTGAAGAAATAGAAGAAGCACAACTTGAAGAACAAGCTGCTGAGACTGGTGAGCCCGTAGAGATTACTCAAAACGAAGATGGATCAGTTGATATTAATTATGATCCAGCGATTGCATCTGTCGAAGGTGCAGAAAATCATTATGCTAATTTAGCTGAACACTTACCTGATGATATTTTAAATGAATTAGGTTCAGAGTTAACTGAAAACTATCAAGATTATAAAAATTCTAGAAAAGAATGGGAAAGAACTTATAGAGAAGGACTAGATCTTTTAGGATTTAAATACGAAAACAGAACAGAACCTTTTCAAGGTGCATCAGGTGCAACTCACCCTGTTCTTGCAGAAGCTGTAACTCAATTTCAATCATTAGCTTACAAAGAATTATTACCAGCCGATGGTCCTGTACGAACACAAATTTTAGGAGTATCAACTCCAGAGAAAGAACAGCAATCTCAACGTGTAAAAGACTTTATGAATTATCAAATCATGGATCAGATGAAAGAATATGAGCCAGAGTTTGATCAGATGTTATTTTATTTACCATTAGCAGGATCATCATTTAAAAAAGTTTACTATGATGACATTTTAGGAAGAGCCGTTTCTAAATTTGTACCTGCAGAGGATTTAATTGTTCCGTATTCAGCTACCTCATTAGATGATGCGGAATCAATTATCCACGTTGTAAAGATTTCTGAAAATGAAATGCGTAAACAACAAGTATCTGGTTTCTACAGAGACATAGAATTAAAACCTGGAGACATTCAAGAGTCAGAACTAACTGAAAAAGAGAGACAACTTGAAGGTCAAACTAAATCAAGAAACGAAGACGTTTTTAATTTATTAGAATGTCATGTTAATTTAGATTTAGAAGGATTTGAAGATATGAATCCTCAAACAGGTGAACCTACAGGAATTAAATTACCATACATTGTAACGATTGAAGAAAACTCTAGAGAGATTTTAGCAATAAGAAGAAATTATGAAATTAACGATCCTAAGAAAACTAAAATACAATATTTTGTACACTTTAAATTTTTACCAGGTTTAGGTTTTTATGGTTTTGGATTAATTCACATGATTGGTGGATTATCTAGAACTGCTACATCTGCATTAAGACAATTACTTGATGCTGGTACTCTTTCTAACTTACCCGCTGGATTTAAACAGCGAGGAATAAGAATTAGGGACGACGCACAGTCTATTCAACCTGGCGAATTTAGAGATGTCGACGCACCAGGAGGAAATATACGTGACGCATTTATGATGCTTCCATTTAAGGAGCCGTCTCAAACACTCTTAGCACTAATGGGCGTCGTAGTACAAGCTGGTCAGCGTTTCGCATCTATAGCTGATCTTCAAGTAGGTGAGGGTAATCAACAAGCCGCAGTGGGTACGACGGTTGCGTTGCTTGAAAGAGGATCTAGAACTATGTCTGCAATCCATAAGAGGATTTATGCAGCATTGAAAGTAGAATTTAAATTACTTGCAAGAGTTTTTAAAATATATCTACCGCAAGAATATCCTTATGATGTTGTTGGTGGTCAGAACATGATCAAGCAACAAGATTTTGATGATAGAGTAGATATCCTGCCAGTTGCGGATCCAAATATTTTCTCACAGACACAGCGTATCTCCCTTGCGCAAACGGAAATGCAATTGGCAGCCTCAAATCCTGCAATACATAATCAATATGAAGTTTACAGAAATATGTATGAAGCATTAGGTGTAAAAGACATCGATAAAATTTTAATTAGACCACAACCCCCTCAACCGAAGGACCCAGCATTAGAACACATTGACTCTCTTGCTGGTAAACCTTTCCAAGCGTTCCCTGGTCAAGATCATAGAGCTCACATTACAGCTCACTTAAACTTTATGGCAACTAACATGGCTAGAAATGCTCCAATGGTTATGGGTGCATTAGAGAAAAATTGTTTTGAACATATTTCTTTGATGGCACAAGAACAAGTTGAAGTAGAATTTAGAAATGAAATGCAACAGTTGGCTGCTATTCAACAAAATCCACAAGCATTACAGAATCCACAAATTCAAATGCAAGTAAAAATGATTTCTGAAAAGATTGAAGCAAGAAAAGCACAACTTATTGCTGATATGATGGAAGAATTCATGCAAGAAGAGAAAAAAATAACTTCTCAATTTGATAATGATCCTATTGCTAAACTTAGAGCAAGAGAATTAGACCTTCAAGCACAAGAAAATGATAGAAAACGTAAAGCTGATGAAGACAGAAGTAACTTAGATCGAATGAAAACGATGATGAATCAATCGACTACGCAACAAAAGTTAAATCAAAACGAAGAATTGGCTAAATTAAGAGCTGATACGTCAATAGAAAAGACAATTTTATCGGCGCAACTTAAAAAGGATAGATAAATGTCGACAAAAGCACAGAAAAAAGTTAAAAAAGTAATGAAAGAGTTCAAAAAAGGTGAACTCAACATTGGGAAAAGTAGTAAAAAAGTAAAAAGTCGTAAACAAGCGATTGCAATTGCTCTTTCTCAAGCAGGTAAAAGCAAAAAAAGAGGCTAATATGAAAAAAAACAAAAAACAAATGTCAGGAACTTATTCTTGTGA